TTTCGGAGGGGTGTGCTGGTTCGCTACGCTGGTTCGCTACGCTGGTTCGCTACGCTGGTTCGCTACGCTGGTTCGCTACGCTGGTTCGCTATGCTGGAATGTAGTGCGGGTGGGTTGCTGGTTTTGGGGTGAGGATATTCTGGGGGGTACTAGGTAAGCCAAAACTGGTTCCATATAAAACCATTTCGTGTTTTCGGAGGGGGTGCCATAAGAGTAAATCATGCCAGAAAAAACCCAAAAGTTCTGGAGGTAAGGACTGGATATTGCAGTGGTATTTTCAGAGGGGTAAATAGCTGGTATTACAAGACAATCTCACGGTACATAACAGCCATTATGGCATGTGAAAAAGGTATAAGAAAAAAAATATTGGATTGTTGGCCAATATTAAATAAAATCATAGAATTACTGGTTGGAAATTTGCTGTTGATCTAGATCAATATAAGCCAGCACCGCATTCCAGCGTAGCGAACCAGCGTAGCGAACCAGCGTAGCGAACCAGCGTAGCGAACCAGCGTAGCGAACCAGCGTAGCGAACCAGCGTAGCGAACCAGCGTAGCGAACCAGCGTAGCGAACCAGCGTAGCGAACCAGCACCACGCACGCCAGCATCACCGCCAGAATTATGCCAGAGATCCACCAGCACCCGGATATTTCCCAATGCTTTCCATGGCTTAACTCCAGAATAGGCTCATACCACACTGCCAGCACCACCGGACCTCTCTGTTTTCAGCATACCTTGTGTGGAAGGTCCTTATTGTTACTTTAGTGAATTTAGTCAATTTAGTGGGGTATAAAGTGAATTGTCAGGACTGGATAAGTAAGGGCATAAATTAATCACCAACAACACGATGTAAGACGTGAACGCTGGCTGATGTAAGGACTTTACCAGTGGGACCAAAGTCTTTAAGGACTGTTATGCTGTCGGGTATTAATGTTATTTGATAGTGTCGGAAGGGCTCATCTTGAGGTATGACGCTGAATATTTCCGGGTATTGGAAAACACTGCACAGAAAGTCCAGCCTTCCGCCAGCACATATAAACACACATTCAAAACGAATAAACACGCCAGCACCTCTGGAAATGGTGTTTTTGGCAGTGTGTTGGAAAAAATGAAAAAACTTCACTTTTACCCTTAAGTTTTTCCACCATCGACCGATAAGTTTATTGTAAGCAATAAAAGTTAAGTATGAGGGAAACGCGAACGGAAAAATCTTAAAGGGAGGAGACACAATGAAACGATATGACTGTGTTACTTCGGAAAGTTCAAATCATTCCACGCCTTACGGGAAAATGGTGGAGGATGCCGCTGGGGAGTATGTGAGGCATGAGGATGTAGAGGAAAAACTGGAGGTGCTTGACCAGATTGTAACTTATCTGGTTGACGAAGGAGAATGGAGTGCTGACAGTGTTGATACTATTTTCCACATTCTGGAACGCGCTGGGCTCTTGAAAGCAGATGATCAGGGATATGCAGTTCGCGCTGATGGAAGTAGGGCAAGGACTGAATGGTATCGGGAAGAAAAATAGCCTCAAGTTTTTCCAGTTTTTGCCGATAAGTTTATTGTAAGCAATAAAAGTTAAGTATAGGAGGGAATGATCATGGGACAGAGACACCAAATTTATGTGAAATTACCGGATATCTATTTCAACGAGGCCAATCCGAACAATCATAAGGGGGTGGTCATAGGGATACATCATCAATGGCTTTGGGGTTCTCGGGCATTGTCTTTGCTGTCTCAATTTTTGGTATTTGGTCTGTGATGACTTTAATTTGGATGAGGAATTGGAGACTGATATAGGGAGTAGCAAGAGGATAGCGGAAAAGATAGTGATAGCGAGGTTACATCAAGAGATAGCGAGACTGAACATTATTGCGAATTACATCAAGACAGGAGGGAAGGGCGCACATGAATAAAATAAAAGAAAAATATTATATGCTTTATGCTTTATCGACTGGAATAATGGCGGCACTGATTGGCGTGGGTATTAGCTTTCATTTTATTGGCTTAGTTATTATTGGAGTTGCTGGACTTTTGATGGATGGATATGCCTTAAATCGCTTTAACAGAATGTTTTGATGGGTAAGGGGGGAGGGAGTAACGCCATGGATAGAAAGTATCAATATTTAAAATTCGATAAAGTTCGCGATGCAGTGACGGGCAAGTGGAGGATAGAAAATATAGAGGAGACTGAATATTATTTCACTTGTGAGCCTGAAAAAATTCTTGCCAGCCTAAAAAAACTGTGTAGATATTCCAGTCAGCAGAAGACTTTTTATCTGGAAATTGGCGCTGGTCTGATAGCGGTCTGTACTCGGGTGGCCAGCACTCCCATATTTTTAGTGAAGTTGATTGAAGAATAGTCCTAAAGTTTTTTCAGTTTGTGCCGATAAGTTAATTGTAAGCAGTGGGGCTTAAACATTAGGAGGAGAACAAAAATGGGTTACACCAATTATTTGAAAATCAATAAGGACAAAATACCAGCAGCTTTTGATTTTTCCAAATTAAAAAGCACATTACTAGCCATATTGTCTTCCGATGTTGATGAAATAATTCTAGGAGGGCCGACAGGAACAGACGGAGATTGCATTTATGTTGGCGATAATGAAATTGCCTTTAATGGTATAGGTGAGGATAGCTATGAAAGCTGTGAATTGCCCTTGTGTCGAGAAAAATGCGAAGAGTTTTCATTTTGCAAAACTGCTGAGAAACCCTATGATAAGTTTGTATTGGCTTGCTATTTTGCCTATAAACATCATTTGCAAGATGCGGTGGGGGTGGGGACTGATGGGAAGAATTCAGATGGAACTTTTGATATTCCAGTTTCTGAAGCTCATTGTTTATTTTTAAAATCGACAAGTCTTAATTATGCTTTGCCAGACTTATTTTCACATGGAAAGATTGTACAGTCCGAAGTAATTACCAAAGTGAAGAAGAAAAAAGAAGTTAGAATTTTAAAAAATGCATTAGAAGTCATTAGCAAAAGTTTAAATAAAAGTGACCATAATGTAGATTTTGAAATTATCCATAGATTGCCAGACAATAAAGTTATTAAAATCAATATTACTATCGACCAAAATCCAATACAATCTCGATCTGTCAGTTATAAATGGGATGGGAATCAATGGCAAATAATATTTCATGAGCATTATGGAAATATTCAGTTAGTGAAAAATAAACTCCATTTGAAAAATATTGTTGCTTCTGATTTTAATGATGATTACCAGAAGTTATTAAAAGTAACGTTAGATATTCTTCGCTGAAACCATTTTTCTAATTTCTTCTTCTTCCAAGGCTAGAACATAAAATTCTGGCCTTTTAATTTTTCCCTAAAGTTTTTCCGATTGTGTTCGATAAACCTAGTGAGAGAGAACTAAATTTCATAGGAGGTTAAGTATGAACAAGTTCTTAAGTCCCGCAATTTTAGTCGTAGTGACTGCGTGTGGAAGCATCAATTTGACCAATAATGGAAACATCAGTAATGATGTTAACGCCAAGTTGTCAGTGCCAGGAACAGCAGACACTCCAGCAGTTACGGCGGCAACTCCAGCCACCATCACCACCAGCGCCACCATCACTAGCACTACCGAGCCAGCAATTCCCACAGTAGCCGCAACAGGAACGCCGATTACCATTGCCAAAACAGTCATAGCCGCAACAACAGAAGCAGCAATAATAGCAGTAGATACCACCGTCACAGAGCCAACAGCAACGGCAGAACCCACAGTGGTACCAGATGCCCCAATCGCAACGGCAGAACCGACAGTGGTACCAGATGCCCCAATCGCAACGGCAGAACCGACAGTGGTACCAGACACCCCAATCCTGACCCCAAGTCCGACCGCTGCAATACCAAGTCACATGGAAACACCAACCCCAACTCCAGCGCCAACAGCTACTCCAACTCCCAGTCCTACACCTATGCCTACACCTCCACCGGTACCAGCGCAGTTTAGTGATCCATCTTTTTGTGTTAACCGGATTGAAAATGAAGTGTATGTTTTCTGTGAGGAAATGGTGACCTATGATGTTGCGATGGATAATGTGCCGATGGGTTATTCAGTGCTTCAAATCTCCTTTAAAGCAGCTAATGATCCTAATATACCGGATAACTCAGTACCTGATAGAATTCCATTAAAAAATCTCATTAATCCTGAACATGAAACTCGGGCTTGGACATTAGAAGACTGCTCAGAAACCGAACCAGGATATCAAAGATATAGTTGCATTCACAGCACAAATGGTTATTCAAACATTATGACCTATAACATCCAATTTATGCCTCAACTTGGCAGGAGGGGTTACGCTGTTCAAAGCCATGCTATCGATCCGGATATTCCTTTTCAACAAAATTCAAGCGTGTACTGGAATCTAGGCCAAGCTGAATCTCCCACTCTTCCCCAGTATTGTGGCTGCGTCAGTGGAACCTCATATGCTGGCTGTTATGGATGGGTTTTCTATCCTATGGCTCACCCTCTTTACAAGAAAAACTGAAATAAACCGTTAAGTTTTTCCTTTGGTGGTCGATAGGTAATGTAGAGGGGAAAAATCCATGAAGAAGAAAAACCAGAATGACCTACAAATTAAGGTGAAGAAGAGTTCGCAAGTGTGTATAAGGAGGCTGTCCTTGTTCCTGCTGGGCGCTACTAGGAGGTATCCATCATGACGAAGCAAGTAATAATAGCGAGTACATAGCCAGCTTTAAAAGAAAGATAAACCAGTTAGTTGGGAAAATCCATCATTCCCTTACCTTGGAAAAGAGATATCTCGGTAACAAAGCGCATTACCGTTTAGCGGCAGCAAGGGAAGGCAATATAAACAAACAAACAAAGAAAGATGCAGCGATGTTAAAAAAATCAAAAAAAATGAATCAAAGACTAGCACCAAGAAAAAGAGAGACTCCACCGGAAAAAGTTGCTGAGATTTGTAAGCTGCGCAGTGAAGAGAAAAGTCATGCGGAAATTGCATCTATTACTGAAATTCCACTGAGTACTATAGGTTGTATTCTTCGTAAACATTGGTCACCACCGCCATTATTTCCTAACAAAATCCGAAACAGAACACCTCCAGCGCCACCACAATTACAAATAAAGCCTAATCCTTCTCCTAAACCAGCGCAATCCTCAACAGATAGTAATTATTGTTTTTTCTTTTTCCTTAATGATCCAGGCCAAAAAATCGTAGAGTTCGTGCAGACCGATGAGTTCAAACGGTTCCTGAGAAAGCGCATCATAGAGACTAAAGATTTACAGTTATTGGCCACTGCATTGCGTTCCTATGAAGAGAATAAAAAGATGAGGGGGGGACGGGAGGGACTAATCACTTTGGAGCTAATACAGGCATTCCCAGAGTGTTTTGATGCCAATGATATTTTAAAACTTGAAGGACTTTCGGCAGAAAATATAACTGAAGAAATTGCTCATGAAATTCTGGAAAAGAATGACATTGAAAAGTTAATGCCAGAAGTTATTAAGGCTTTGCTGGAAAAAATACCGTTTGAAAAGAAAATCTCAAGCCAATTTAAAGGAGTGACAGACTATTTTATTAAACATTCTGATTTGGATACACGGCTTACTATTTTCCTTAATAAAAAGTCAGTCTTTGATCTCGGTGCGATGATCCAATACTTTAATACTATTCCTTTAGAGAAGTTGAAGCCAGGAATAAATGAAGACAATATTTTGTTTTTCCAGGAACAGATAGTCAAAGCAGAAGACAAAGATTTACTTATCATTTTATGTCGGAAACTCATGCATAAAGAATAGAGGTATATGTATCATGGCAACGAAAATCATCGCATATATAAGACCAAAAGATAAGCTTGCACTGGTGGAACAATTAAGACTTGTCGGAAACTATTTAGGTAATTTAAAACATCAAACAGTTTTTGAAGAAAACCGCCATAATATCTTGACTGTTTTGTCTTTCCAGATGGAGCAGGGGGACATTTTGGTTGTGCCATCCGCAAGTATTTTATCTAAAAACCCGATGGAACAGACAGCCACGCTTGAAAAGTTTATGAAAAAGAACATCAGAGTAATATTTGCCAGAGAAAATATAGACTTATCCACTCATGAAGGCATTCAATATGTGCGAGAACTTCAAGATTCCATTGCGGATTACAGAAGGAAATTGGCAGAGGTGAGAGGGGAGAGGGGGGGCAGGCACAAGAAGTATTCCAAGGAACAACATCGACGCGCCTGGGAACTTCGACAGGTAGGATTGACGATGGATCAGATAGCAAAAACAATGAAAGTATCACCAGACCAAGCCAGATATCTTTGGATGAATTACCAGCCAGAGCCTACCGATGACTTTATAACGACTGAAGTTAATTCAGACATAGCCAGTTAATGTAAACCTGCACTTGCCAAGTAGTTTTTTTTTTGCTACGGTAAATTATCAATCGCGAGGCAAGGGTAATAATGTGGTTAGCATCTGAAGATAATTTACTTTGTATTAATTTAGCTTGGATCGAAACATTTTCTCTTCAATTAAAGGAAAATGCTTCTTCTGGAGTTATTAATTTTCCTTGGGGCAATGAATCTTTGTTCATCCAGGACAATCTATTAGTTTTTGAAATACGGAAACAGCTCTGTTCTCTTTCCATTCCCAAAAATCACATCAGGACTTTCCATGCTTTTAGTCATATCGGCAATCAAATTTTAATCGATTTAAGTGAGATAAAAGTCATTAAATTAATTTCCAACGAGCTGATCTTTTATCGCCGTTATTTTAATGCCAGAAATCATTTCGTGGAGGCGGAGGCTGATGGGGAAATTTCAAAAGCAGATGGTTCTGAATGGAAAAACTTATGTGCTGAAATTAACTTCAGATCGTTTAGAAACTAATGAAAAATTACGTTATTTATCCGAGAGGTTAACCAGTTTTGACATACATATTGATGAAAACTCTTTTCTATGGGCTAAGCCATGGTTTGATGAAACTGGCAATGAACCATATTGGCATCTTAACTTTAATACTTTAAAAGCCATTCTCCGCGAAGACTATAGACACCAGTATTGTGAGGCGAACAATATTGCATTTCAGAATTATGAGTTTGAAGAACTTTTTAATTTTTTGCTTTTGTTTATTAATCAGAATATAGATAAGCAAAAAGATATAAATGTTTCAAAAGAGAAATATATCGATGGGGAGTGGATATGAAAATCATAAAGGCATTAAGATTTAGTCGGTTTAGGATTATGAAGAACCAAGAAGACCAAGCTTATTATTTTAAATGGGGATCTCAAATCCTAAAAGCAAGTGAGGAAAAGATAAAAGCCATTCCTTTAAAAACATCTCGAAATATTGACATAATGTTTCCCCATTTTTCATCAAAGATATGCTGTTACCAGAAAATACCAGTTCAAATCTCCGACTTTATTATCCATCAAAACCGTATTGGGTTTGTTTCCTCCTATTGTGATGGAAAACCTGTGGCCTATTTTGCAGAATCAGAAAAAATGGAAAAAATTAATCCATTAGAAATCAGCTTTTTCATTGGGAGAATGTCATATGAATAATAACTATCATGCACTAAGCTTAATTTTTGTCTGGAATGTAATAACAAATGTCATCTGTTCCGTTTGTGTTGGCGTTTTCGTTTATTCAAAGTTCGAAAATGAATCTGCAATTTACGCTATTGTCATTGGCAGTATATTTGGCACCAGTATTCTTTTAAGAAAAGCGGTTAGATAATGGGAATGATACTAATAATAATGAAATATATTATAGTTCTTTTTATCTTATTTCTTGCGGCTTTAGTCATAGCGAAAACAATTATTAAGTTAGAGAAAATGGAAGACGAATATCTCAGAAAAAGAGAAGAGAGAGAGAGAGGGGAAAACAATGGAAAGCATAGCATTCTCGGCTAAGTTTTTTTTAAAGCATAAGAATGAATTTAAAAGTCCTTTTAAGTTTTATTTTTATCTTTTAATCCGAAATGCTACTGAATTCAATCTATACGAGACAGGAAAAGAAATTGGACTCTCTCGGAAATGCACTTATGTTTCCTATTCTAAAATCAAAAAACTGGGATTAGTCACTGAAATCCGCAGAACAAATACTGAAATAACTATCTGTTTTAATAAAAGCTGTTTAGGGGTTTGATTTTTCCGCTCAACTAAGGTAAAAAGACATGCCATTGGAGGACAACACACGACATGAAAAAACTTGTTCACATGCAATTTGGCTCTAAAGTATATGGCACAAATATTCCAACCTCAGATGATGATTTTAAATATATTTCCCAGCCAGATGCGAGAGAGATAGTCCTGGAAAGAATCAAAAAACAGACTCAATTAAAAAACGAGGTAGAAGACACAGAAGGATTTGCCCTAAGTGCGTTCCTGAAACATCTTATCCAAGGACAGATTTTTGCGCTGGATATGCTTTTCACACCGAAAGAGTTTCATGTTTGTCCGTCCGATTCTGTGTGGCAAGAAATTCAAAATAATAAATTCAAATTATTATCAAAAAATGTCTCAGCTTTTATAGGCTATTGCAAAGCACAAGCCAATAAGTATTGCATTAAAGCAACTAGACTCAAGGAACTGACATTTTTGTGTGAGACTTTAAAAACATTACCTCTGCATAAACGTCTTAATGAATGCCCTAATTTGGCCGATTATCTTAACCAGGGCATGGTGGAATGTGCTGGCCGCCAGTGTCCTATTACCAGCACTGTAAAGTACGCCCTTGACCTTTATTCCCACGCTTTAAGCATATATGGCAAGCGCAGTCACAATGCCATGCTGAACCAAGAAATTGACTGGAAAGCTTTATATCATGCAGTCCGAGTTGCAAATGAAGCATTGGAATTATTAACGACAGGTCATGTTACCCTACCGCGCCCAGAGGCTAAGTTGTTATTGGACATTCGATTAGGAAATTTAAAATATGAAACAGTGGCAGAAATAATCGAAACAAGAGTAGTGGAAGTGGATGAAGCTAAACTCAAAAGTTCATTTCCAGATAAACCTGACTATGAATTTATCGATGACCTACTGGAACGCCAGAATTTAAAAACAATTTGGGAAGCCTATTTTTACTAAAAGAAAAAAGCCATACACAATGTACAGCCTTCGAAGTTTCTCACAGGATAAATAAACGAAAAAGAAAAGAATGTCAAGAATTTCTGGACCGTGTGAGAATCGAACTCACCCAAAATCCGTGCAAGGGATCTTCGCCTGACCTTGGTACATGACAGCCCAAGAATTAGGCGGCAGTAGGTTGGCTATTAACGGCATCAATAAGGGCAGGCATAGCTGTAGCGATTAAGCTGATAGCAAAATCAACCCAGCCATCGATTCCAGCGCCTTTAACTTCGGCAGGAATGTTTGAGAGTCCAGAGAATGCGGCAATTCCTTCACTTCGCATTTTGTCACTCACGATACCGACCAAAATATCCTTAACTATATCCACTGGCTTTCCAGGATGTTGTTTGATTTCTTTGATAATTAAGCAAACGAGATCAATTACAAATACTTCTATTTCTTTAATTTCCTTTAGTTCACCCATAAAAATCCTCCTTTGAAAAGCTATTAATTTAGTGTACTCTAACTTAAATGGATTTGGGTCAGATACATAGCTTTAACCTCATTGGACGTTTCCTTATTAAAAAGAACATCATCAACAGCAGCATTGTTTATTTTCTTCATCATTGATAATACTTTTTCAGGCTGACCGTCATTGAGTGCTTTCAAAATAATATTGTATAAGTCCTTTTTGGCTACGTCCATTATCATTTGAAATGCTGCCAGATTAGCTTGTTCCCGTTTGGCCTGGCTTGTTGTGGCTTTTTGATAAGCGGCTTCCTCTGCGGCCTGAGCGTCTTGAAGTCTTTTTAATTCGGCTTCATGATGTTTTTGCATAATGTCAATCAATGCGAATATTCTAGGCAAGATTAGATTTAATAACTTGAAAAACTCGGCAATGGCAGTAACGATTTCCATGTTTTTTTCTCCTTATTGTACTAACCAGGATTTTGTGCTGACTGTATATTCCCCATAGAAATACCGTAAAGCTGGTGTGATTCCTTTAACTATATATTTATCTTTTATATTTGGAACCTTGCCAGTATTAGTACCGAGAAACTTAGTATTGTCAATCTGAACGGCATAAACGACTGGTTTGTTTCCGCTTACATCTTGATCATTAAAAGTGAAACCTATTTGATTTGATTTAATAGCTACAACTGGCACAGTAATATCTTTAGTGTATTGCTGTACTTCATGAATATAAGTAGCTGACTCGATAATAATCCCATCGTCACCAGGAATCTCATTAACAGCGACCATTTCATAATCACAGATAATATTACTCTCAAGCTTTACCAGAAAAGGTGTAGAGGTATAATCAGTCCGATATATGATTTTTGGCTCTAAAGAAGAAGAGATTTCAGACTGAACCTCACCGCAAGCCACAGTAAATTTACCCTTAGGAGTTGTAGGTTTAATTTGCAAAACCGCATCAGCACCATCAGTCTTTTTCTGGTACCAACCTACACCATTAAAAGTATCATTACCGATTGAAAAATTAAGTGGTGCATAAGCTGAAATATCCGGCAGTATCTTTATAAAAAACCTGCCAATCATCGTATCATCACTTATAAATTTACCGTCTCGAATAGTTCTGGTAATCCCAAAAGAACAAGACTGTTGGTTGCCAGCATTATACATATCCTTTATTTGGAAAATATTATCAGAATTATTTGTTGCTACAGCTGAAATGTTTTTGCAGTTATAGCTGGTGAATCCTATGTTTCCACTCCAAAGACTGGGAAGAGTTAGGTTGCCACCAATTTCAGATATTTTAAAAGCACAGCCACTAATGCCAACACTATGTTTAGCAGTATTACAGTCATTCTTCATCTCAACTGAAAAACGATTAGCAGTATCATATGAAGGAGAACCATCTGTGGGAGCTGTGCCGCATGAAACCATTAATAAGAAAAACGGTATTATTTTTTTCATAGCTTATACCTCCTATTTTATTGTGACACAATATTATGCTTACTTGAGGATATATGCTTACATAATCATAATTAAACCGCTATTAAATTAGGAGGTTTTTCATCTTTTTTATGGATAGGATGGTGAGGAAGTGCGTCATTCCATTTAAAAATAAAGCGATACTTAGCCTGATTTTTAACCAAACACTCAGGGTCATTACAGTTGGTTCTGCACACCAAGTTCCAGTCTGCTTCTGGCGTTTCCTTCATATAAAGAGCCATTGGTTCCAGTCCTTGGGTCGCACAGTTTAGTAAATATTGTTTTTGGCCAAAACCAACTATGCGAAATGGTGTGTCGAGCGGAAGTGCTTTTTTGGGGTAATGAGACTTTGGTTTTCTAAACATAATCCTAGCTTTCCTTGACTGATGGCACGGCTGTTTGTTTTGTCAATATTTTCAATCTATCTTCGCGACTCATTGAATTATATTCGTCCAACGTTAGACTTTGCAATGCCTTCGGCTGTTCTTCGCCAGAAACATTAACCCTTGAACCTCCAGCAAGATTGGCTACGTTCACATTAATATTTTGGATATTGTCAATTTTCTCAGTAAGTTTGTGGATTTGATTTACGACAGAAATAAACTTTTCAAGTCCATATATGTCTTTCGGTATAAACTTACATTCATTTAAGGTAAGTTCTCCACGGATTACTTGCTGCATCTGTTTTGCAATGACCGCAGCCGTTGTCGCCAGCATAGAATTAACAGTAGATTTTAATACATGTCTGGCTGCGTCTTTACTGTCAATCCCCGCTACGATTTGCTTTTTGTCATACCATTTATGTTTAAGTGAGGTGAGTATTACTGTATTTAAAGGCCAACCTGTCTGCTCTGCTACCTCAGAATAAGTTCCGCCCAGCAGGTATAACATAAATGCAGACTGCTCTTTTTCGCCAGATAAAACCGACGCAGCGCCTCTTTCAATCTCTTTTCTCAAGGAGGTTAGATTCGCTGCTGGTAGGTCAGAGGGTGGATCATCTAGGAGATGTAATAATAATGACATTCAGTTCTTCCTTAATCTACATCGATATAATCATCTGGATCGTTATTGTATTTATCGCAAAGTTCCAATCTACCGCTCCACGTACTTGACGAATGACCAATTAATAACTTTAGCGCATAAGGACTTATATCAAAACCCCGTTTCCCTATTAATTTTGGAGCAGCCTTATCGTTGATTCTTATTTTTATACATGGACCGTTTTCTGTTTTCAAACCTATCCAAAAAGGATGAAGTCTCATTTTTCTAGGTAAAGGAATTGCTGCGCTTGGAATATCTTTTCTGAATTTCTCTCCGCTCGCTGTATATGATCCAAAAGAACAACGCCCATTACAGCTATATTCATTATAGCCATATGTATAAGACATTAGAGAAAGTGCATGTAATAAATAAACAGAAATATTACCCATAAAGTTCTCCTTCAAGATAATTTTCCATAACTTTTTGGGCTTCTTCAAAATGATGATAGGGTATTTTTTTCCAATATAATTTACCTGTTATCTTGTCATAATTAAAATATTCACTTAATAATTCTACAGAAGTGGTTTCTTTTAATAAACTCTTCACGTTTCCTCCTGTTCTCTTGTGCACCACCGGAAACGCAAAGAAGCGCAAAGGGGTGTCAAGCTGGGGTCTTTATCCCCATAGGTGTGATTATTGTGCCTAGATCACCAATTTTTTCAAGGTTCTCTTCAGAACACTTTCCATAAATAATAAATGCAGCACTTAACCCTTTGTCCAGTCCAACAAAACGGAATGGACCCCGAATAAACTGCACATAAGCCTTGCCAAACAAGTGATCATGCCAACTAAATGCTTCGGTCCTAGCCGAAATTAAAAATAATATTGTTGAATTTGGCCTCCTAATTACCTCATGACTCGCCAACTCTAAGAACTTAGCGGCTACCGAAAACGGGGGTACTATAAAAACTGTCTGATCTTGCTCCGAAGTCAATATCATGTCAATAGCAGGATCGAACCTAGAATTTAAAAAAGTCAATGATCCAAATGCCTCCTGTACCCTCTCTAAGAACCATTCCGGCTCTTTCAACACATCATACTTTTGACGTGATAGCTGGCGTTTGTGGTGATTAACATCCTGATACGGCAAAGATGATGAAATCGTTCGGTCTGTCCAATAATTATTGTTCATTTTATGCTTCCTCGATTTTTTTGTGCATAAATCAGTTTACATTGTCGCCAGTCATATTTGCAAACTCACCATTTCTAATAATAGCACAAAACAAAGACTTATTTAGTTACCTTCAATAATTATGCTTATTTATCATGCAATATCTGGCGTTTTAATCTTATCACTATACACTACCACTAGCGCGTCGGACTGTGTTAAGCTAACCTTTATCCCATAAATTCATTCCACCAACGAGGTCCCACATGCAAATACTTGATCCTGGTTCAAAATTTCTTTCCCAATTAGTCCATTACCGTACATATGCAGCAACTCAGCCTGATGGGACAAAAGAAAATAAAGAACAAATGTTCCGGCGTGTCGAAGCTATGCACCTCAAAAAATATCCACAACTGGATTACGAAATTAAAGAATCATTCGATGCCGTGATGGAAGGATTAGCCTTGCCCTCCATGCGGTCATGCCAATTTGCCGGTAATGCAATCGAAAGGGAAAATACTCGTATCTACAATTGCTTTGGGGCAGAAACTGAATTTTTAACACCCGAAGGAATTAAAAAATTCTCTGATTGTCGTAATGGAGAAGAAATAACAGTTTTAGCTTCAGGCCATCAATGGAAACCAGCCGTTGTTCGTTCATTTGGCGAACAATTATTATACAAACTAACCATACGTAGGGGAAGATCCGAACAAATTATTTTTACGACCGCAGATCATAACTGGTATCGATATAAAAAAATCCATAAGGACGGTCCAAAACAGCGAGAAATTGTTTCCACCTTAAGCCTTCAAAAAGGTGATATTCTTCCCACAAATCGACTTACGATTGAAGAACAAAAGAGAGATATGCATTGGTCTGTTTGTAATATAGAAAAAACAGACCGTATTGAACAAGTATGGTGTGTCACTGAACCTCAAACCTCATCTTTTACATTAGGATGCGGAGTTTTGACGGGAAATTGTTCATTTTTGCCAATAAATTCAATAACTTCTATAAGTGAATTGTTTTTTATTCTTTGTTGCGGTGCTGGTGTGGGATTAAGTGTAGAGAAAATAAACACTAACAAAATAGACGAAATATCAATTGGATATGATGCTTGGTTCGTCGTTCCTGACTCAAAAGAAGGTTGGGCAGATTCTGTTAAAAAACTGATCATGAATCCAAAAACTCAATTCGATTATTCTTTGGTTAGGCCAGAAGGGTCGGCTTTATCAACTGGCGGTACTAGCTCAGGTCCATCGCCTTTGAAACATTGTCATGAAAAAATTAGAACTATTCTATATAATGCAAGAAATAGAAGACTAGAACCTATTGAATGCGCCGATATATGCTGCTTAATTGCCGACTGTGTGGTCGTTGGTTCCGTTCGAAGAAGTGCATTATTAATCATGTTTGATAATGATGACGAGGCTATGTTATGTTATAAATCTGGAGAATGGTATTTACACTCTCCTCATCGAGCTAGGGCTAATATATCTGCAACTATTTTTAGAAAAGACACAAAAGCTAAACAGTCTTTTAATAGAATATTGAACCATTGTTTCGAGAGTGGAAGCGGTGAACCTGGAATAATATGGACTAACGCTCCTAGCAGTGGATGGGGCTTAAATCCATGCCTCTCTGGAGATACATTAGTGGCAGTAGCGGATGGAAGAAATGCGGTTCCTATTAAAGATTTGATAGGAACAACTTATCCAGTATATGCTATAAAAAAAGGATCTGTTGTTATAAAACAATCGATAAAAACATGGAAAACAAGAGAAAATGCTGAGATATGGGAATTAACACTTGATGATAATTCAGTTTTAAAAGCCACTCCTGATCATAAAATTATGCTTAGAGATGGGACTTATAAAGAATTAAAAGACTTAATCGTCGGTGACAGTTTAATGCCATTTAATTCTTTTGTCGATAAAGATAAATACCGTCAAATAGCAACAAACAAAGGCAAAGGTAAGTTTCAATATAGAATGATTGCTAAATATTTTAATATTAAAAAAAGCAACCAAGATGTACATCATATAGATAGGAATAGTTTCAATGATAGTCCTAGTAATTTAATGCCAATGAATAGAAAAGAACACGCTGAATTGCATGGGAAATTTCATACTGGAACAAATAATAGCATTTTTAAAATTAAAGATAAAGAAAAATGGAGACAACGTCTTAGTGAAAATAAAATAGGATTAAACAATAATAAAGCTTATGAAATAGACAACGCAGCCCTTTTTCTGAAAGCCATTGAAGAGACTAAAAGAGTAAATCGAAACTTACGCATAGGAGACTGGTTAATATATGCAAAAGAAAATCACTTACCTAGAAAATTTTCAAGTTACCGAAAAAACGAATTAGGAACCATAAGTGAAATGTTAATGAAAGCTGCTATTGAGGCAAATGTACCTATAACTAGCAAACGAATCCGAAGAGTTCCTATAAAAGCAAAAAAAATAAAAATTCCTCTAAGCAGACAAGAAATATATGACAGACAATTAATGTCTTTTGCCAAAAAAAAGGCAATAATAAAAAACCAACAGATCGATATTTACTTAACACTTAAGCTTGAACTCAACCGAAAACCACAAAAAAAAGAGTGGGTCGAATCATGCAAACAAAAGAACACATCATATGAAATTAGCAGAAAATCAAGCCCTTTTAAAAACTGGAATGAATTAATAAAAGCTTCCGATATACATAATCATAGAGTTAAGTCTATTAAATTCCTGTGTTATGATGACGTTTATGATATGACAGTGGAGGAAGTTCATAATTTTGGAGTAATTACTAGTAAAGAAGATGATTCGGCAGTAGTATCTTCTGGTATATTTATCCGAAACTGCGTTGAAGCATCACTTAGGGATTTCGAATTCTGCAATTTAACATCAACTAATGCCGCAGCTTGTGATAATCTTGAAACATTTTTAAGAGCAGTCAAGGCAGCAACAACAATAGGGACACTCCAGGCCGGATATGACAAATTAGGCTATTTACGTCCCGAATGGCGCAAAAACATCCAAGAGTCTCGACTTCTAGGTGTCTCCATGACTGGAATAGCAGAAGCATGGGATCTATTAACCTCTGATGTTTTGCTTGCAGGCTCAGACCAAATAAACAAAATCAATACTGAAATAGCGGCTAAAATCGGGATTAACCCAGCGGCGAGGAAAGGGTGTGTCAAACCGGAAGGGACAGGCAGTGCAGCCCTTGGAGTCTCATCAGGAATTACAGCACATAAGGATGAATACTTCTGGCGCAGGGTGAGAATGGATAAAAATCATCCCTTGTCTGTCTATTTGTCCCTGATGTTACCTGCAATATTTGTCGAGCAAGATGTAATGAATCCAAATAATATTGTAGTCAATGTTCCGATTGCTAAGCCAGGATCGCTCACCACAGTTAAGGAAAGTGCAATAGGACTGCTAGAAAGGGAAAAGCGAATCTACCAGAACTGGATTTTACCGAGTCACACTTCAGGATTAAACACACATAACGTTTCTATCACTGTCAATTATAAAGAACACGAAAAAGAAGACATACGAGAATGGATGTGGAAGAACAGACAATACTATTCTGGCATCGCGCTTTTTCCTGAACTCACTACCATATATCCTCAACTTCCCTTCGAGTCTATGCCTAAAGAAAAGTATGAGGAAGTCATTAAAGAGCTGCCAGATTTGGATTTATCCATCATTAACTATACTGAGATTGAAGACGACCGTAAACAAGAGGCAGCGTGCGCAGGAAGTGGCTGTGAATGGGGACAGTAACAGAGAAAAAAATTGACTAACTGTCTTTTTAAGTTTAAAGTGAATCATCACAATCTCATCATCTAAGAGGTTTTTATGAATAGACCAGCCTATGCGGTTTTGCAAGCTATGACCAAGACATTCAGTTACGGCAATTATGTCAGAGTTAAGCTAGAAAATGTACCTGTTCTGTCTGGCGTGACTCACCATGGCTTACCTATATCGGTAAAGATTGACAACAACCCATCCATTCCTTTGAGTAAAAGACAGCTAAACGATATTGCCTCAGTTTTGAAATTTGATGATACGACAAAATTGGTTGTGCAAATGCTGGAAAAAAACATCATTCACGGTGATGAGATGACCAGAAATACTTTGATTAAGCTGTTTGAAAATTGACATATTCAAAAAAAATGCTAAACTACAAATCCGTTATTTGTTTTTTAGGAGGTATGTTTTTATGTTATCGGCAACTTTATTAGCTGTATCATCAATAAGTTTAATCGGAATCTGTGGCGAGTCTCAAAACATGGCACCAGCTTGTTATACCAATATTCAAGAATGTCTTAAACAAGAAGAGAGTGTCCGTGAAACAGATGAAGCCTTCGCTGTTTGTTCAGAATTGGCTGAGCAGAATGATTGGTGGAAACAGTCCCAACAACAACAACAGACTAGTCCATCTCGAAATTGAAATGCAAAATTGGTCCTATGGTACAGCCAGAAGGACAATCACCCTCAACAGACTCTCTAAAATTCTTATAGGGATTACCACACGTCCCACATTCTAAATAAGTCTCTAAGGACGCTTTGTGGTTGCCATACATTTCACGAGATTCTGGTGTCATTAATTCCCAGTATTGATTAAACTTTTCCACTTCAGCTTTGGCAAAATCAGCAGAAACTCCCATATGGACCCAGCCACAATTATTGCAGGTCACAAATTTCATGAAAGTCATGTCATTCCTTTTCGCTCTTTTGAAAAAATAAGGTTTGTACATTGGATGGATTATTTGAGTGAACATAAAGTCTCTCTCAGTTTGTTTAGGTATAAGTCTTTGCCTCCAAGTAAAGCTTTAGACTCACCATCCAGGAAAAACTCAACCATTGGAGCTTTGGCAATATGGGGAAAGTCTTCTTTTTTATAGTCATTCAATAAGATTTCATCGTGATCCACACCAGTCTCTTCAATGAATTTATCCCATGTTGGCTTCAAAATCCTACATGGACCGCAATTTAAAAGACTGTATTTCACTACACGAATGGTCATTTTTTCTTGTCTTCTTTCTCTTTAGGCTTCTTTGCATTCACATCGGCTTGTTGTGCTGCCCTTAGTTCTGTCGCCAAGGCAATGATGGGCTCGGCATCTTTAAGTTCTGTCCCATCCTCACCCCACCAGTCTGGTTTTTTAAGGATATGGGTATTCAGATTGGAAAGCAATGAAAGAAGGTAATAAATATCATCAGTTTCTAAAATATCTTTGAGCGTTTTATGACGGATTTTACCTGCCTCAGCCCTGTCTTTAAGCATTAAAAACAGCTTAACTTCAAAATTACCAACATAACGTTGGCCTGTTACTTCACCAATACAATCAATATCCAAAAATCTAATCTCGCTTGTCATCTAAAATTTTCTCCAAATCTACATTAAATATTATGAATTCCGATGCTCATAGTCTAACTCCCCTATTTGACCGCAGCAAACCCACCATGCATAAATGCCGATCCCTTGGTCTTAATAAAGTCTTGTTCCTCAGCAGTGAATTGGTCTGGGACTGGCAATTCTTCAACTTCCCCATCTTCTTCAGCCATTAAATCACCAAAGGCATCCTGGGCTTCATTAACATTCTCAGCTATTGTTTCTGAGGTTTTCTTTTCGTTATCTTTTTTGCTTTCACTGATAATCATGACTTCTAAGACTAAATCATCTAGGGTAAGATCATCAAAAAAAGAAGAGTGAAATGGAATATTAAAATGAGAGGAAATCAAATATTTCATTCGGTCAACAATAGCCTGTTCATTTTCTAATTCACCCGATACAATCTGTTTGGCACGCTCTATGCCCCGCTGGATTCGTTCTTTGAAAAATGGTTCCTGTGAGATCAATGTTGCATAAATCTGTTCAATATTCACTTACAATCCAACTCCACTTAGACTTTTCTGAATACCTTTGAGTCCACTGCTGATACCACTAAGAAAACCTTTATCAGAATAAGGTTTAAATTCTTGATATGCCCATTGCTGATACGCCACACCGGTAAAGGTTGCAGATTGTGTTGTCATTTGGCCTCGAGATATCTGACCCGTTATTCCAGTAAACATTCCTTTTGCATATAATAATGTATTACCATTTGCGTCCTGTAATAACAACTCCACATAGGGCTGGTGAATAAAAGACTGCATAGTATGGAAAAGTCCGTTCGCTTCTGCCGAATCATCAGGATGAACAAACCGTCTCAATGTTCCTGAAATTTTAATTTGACCAATCGCTACGTCCCAAGGAAGATTGGTATCTATCGTTCGAATCTCTTCTGTTTCTGCGGTAATAGTGTAATTAAAATCCATCGCCAGAATTAATGGCTTGCCACCTATCTGAATAAACGTCCTTCCACCTGATGATAATTCTGGGACTGTTGGCACTGCTCCCAAAAAACCGGCCTTCGAAGCAGATTGAACTAGGTTAAGCTGTGTACCTATATTTTGAACAGCTTGTAAAGATTTCGCACTATTCTTGGCATTATTTTCAAATTGTTTTAGAGTCATAGACTACCACCATTTTGGTTAAGTTATACATTAATGGTAGCATTTTAGATATTAGATAGATCCCTCTTGAATTACATTGTCAAATACTTCCGAGCTGTGAATTGCCAGAAGGCCCATCACATTTATAGGTTCGTTTAGCAGTTGTCCTTGAGCTATATTGACACTTCGTCCTGTTAAACGGCAATCCTTAACGGTCATAAATGGAGCTAAATCGTTAATCACACTAATTTTTGATGGATTATCTTTTATTAATGTTGATTGGTTTTCAAGCAAGCTTAATTGATCTCCACTTCCACTAATATTCAAATAGATTTTAATATCAAAAGTCTCAGAAGTAAGAATGTTCAAAGCATCAAGATGTTTAAAGATACCAGCCTGTTCAATGATTGAGTTAGACGGATCGAGCTTAATAACATCGGATGTAGTCGTAGAACTTCCCGATGTATTCGTTACTTTATCGCTAGAAAATGAATAGGTATCCACACTATTCCTTATCGTATTTGAATCAACAAAATTATCATTTCCTGAAGAACTATAATAATCTTTTGCTGCCTTTACCCTTGCGTTTCTTGTGGATTGTTTTTGTAATTTTATAATCTGAAGAGTTGCATTTACCGGCATATACTGAACTGGCTCATAAGAAACAGGCGTAAATGATCCACAAACCTGAATTGGAACTACATTTACAGATACCCTTAAGCTCATACCAATTGCATAAGCTAACCGATTAAACTTTCCAGAAGAATCTTCTATTCCAAGAATCATTCTAGGAGCACTTACAAATAAAGGACGTTTACCCGACATACTTATCTCCTATTAAAATGTTTCTTGAATTTGAGAACAAACATAATTAAGATTTTCAAATAACAACTGGCCTGGCGCAAAGTCAAAAGAATAATCCGTAAACCTACAATCTACAAATTTAAATAAAAAATCAAGTCCGGTTAAAGCATCGGATATTGACTTTATAGTACCATCTTTTTCAAAAATCGCATTCGTTCCTCTTTCATATACATCAATGTCAAATGTAGCTGACAAAAGCAAACCAATAGGATTAAAAGCTTTTGTATCCAATAAGGAATTACCAAAAGTATTTGCTAATGTGGTGTCCGCGTCAACTTTTAAATTATGAGGGAATACCGTATTAGAGCCATTCGCTTGTGTTCTAATAGCGCCCATTAAACGACTATCCCATCGAACAATTCTAATAGATCCTGATGCCGTTATATAAGTAGGTTCTAATGCACTAAAACCCATGGACCCTAATCCGCCAACGGGAATTACGGTTGCATTTTGATTAAAAGATACAGATTGGCAATATGCGAACTGAACTTTTCCGATCCTTATTACAAGCAATCCTCCGCTTACAAATGAAGCTATTTTACCTGCCATATTTTCTCCTTTGTTTTTAACTAATTGATCATACCTTAAAGATTATGAGCCTCTTGCTTATTTTTATGTTTCAATGTATTATTTAAGTTACAAACGGAGGTTACATCACCTATGCCAGCCAAAATGGAAATCGAAGAATTTCTTAGACTCTATGGCTTATTAAAAAGGACAGACAGTTTGGACGAAATCACGTATGTAAATGCCAGCACCAAAGCCAGATTTATTGATCCTGAACTTGGGGAATATTGGGCTAAACCATCGGAAATCCTCTATGGCAGCGTGTTAGGACATCCAGCGAAACGAGGTAAGCGAGCTGCGGAAACCAGATTTAAAAACTTTGGAACTAAAAAGTTAGGTGGAAGAAAAAAAAAAGGAGTGTAAGTGAATAATCATCAACGTAAAGAAAAAAAAATAAAGAGACGACACTTAAGAAAAAGAAATTTTATGGATGATAATTGTTGGGATATGAATGAAAATGCAGACTTTGGCGCACTAACAGAATTAATGAAAAACATGGACAAGACTGCATTTTTAAAAGATCATCCTGACTGTTATCTCTGTGAAAAACCGAGCAAAGAGATTGGCTATACTTTTACTCCATGCGGTAAACCTCTCACCTATACATTATGCGAATTCCATGCAAACGAAGACAATATTTTTTCGTCTGAACGTGCAGTTACATTTAAACTTTTTGGTCTGGATGATTTATTTGAGGAGAGCTTATGAAGAAATGTTTTGGATTATTGTCATTATTGGCTGCTGTTGGTTGCTCTAAAGTTGAGGCAGGCCATGTTGGGATTATCGTGGATATGTACGGAAGTGATAGGGGGGTGTCTGAGAAAACAGTCGGTGTTGGCCGTTATTTTCTAGGATGGAATGAAGAGCTTTTCACTTTCCCGACAAGTCTTCAAAATTATGTATGGACTCGTTCGGTAAATGAAGGGAAAGCTACAGATGAATCCATTACATTCCAAACCAAAGAGGGACTGAGTGCTAATGGCGATTTCGGGGTAACTTACTCAATTGACCCTGCTAAAGTTGTCGTTGTATTCCAAAAATATAGAAAAGGAATTGATGAGATAACCGATGTGTTCCTCCGTAATATGGTGAGAGATGCATTTAATACTGAAGCCGCTAAGATGGCAGTGGAAGAAATCTATGGAACAGGTAAAAAACAATTAATGGATGCTGTCAATAAGAGTGTTAAAGAGCAAACTCATCCTATGGGAATTGAAATCGAAAAGATATATCTCATTGGAGAGTTCAGATTGCCACAACAAATTACTGATGCAGTTAATTCAAAAATTGGCGCAACCCAAAAGGCTATGCAAATAGAAAACGAACTCCGTGCAACCAAAGCTGAAGCAGAAAAGGTAGTCGTAAAAGCTGAGGCAGAAGCTAAAGCAAATCTGGCTTTACAAAAAAGTCTATCCAAAGATTACCTGGAATATTTAGCTATCCAAAAATGGGACGGTAAATTAAGCCAAATATCTGGAGGTGCCACACCGTTTATTGACTTAAGGAATGCCACTAAATGAAATATTCACTCTTCGCACAGATTTTTATTCTTGTTGCGATAATGGGTTTTTTATTGCCGTTTATTTTGAATCACTTGCCAGGAATATTGGTCAGTATACTCTGTCCTGTATTGTTGGTCTTAACCTTAATATGGCTTGGACTGGTAGCCTATCAGATATATCAAAGGTCAAAATATTTATGATAGTTGAGGTATAAATGGATAAAATAAGTTTTAAATCTGGACAATATGCACTTCGAAGAGGGGACTGTGCTGTAGGAGATGAAGGGACAGTCCTTGTTTCCCTCGATCCACAAACAGGAGAAATGATTGGTGAGAATGGTGATGTCATTATTGGCTGTAGAATCCAGTGCGGCTCAGCGTATGCCAGATCGTACCAATCGCAAGACTGGTGGATGACTTCAATTGTGAAAGAAATTCTGGAAGTCCATGATGGATATGCAGTGATACAAACTAAGAATAATAAATACTATGTCGGTGATGCAAGGGCTGTTAAAGAGGCTATAATAAACATTTAAGATAGACTTTATCTACTCTCCGTTACACTCCACGTTCTGCTGTGACTTCAATTACAAGGGCTTCTAAAGCCTCACTGGGAGTTAGTGAGACTTGGCAAGCATATTGATTACCTAAATCTTTTACACTATTGACTTTACCAGTTTTAAGTGCACCTTGTCCAACGTAGGTAGTAATAACTTGGTTTAATGCGCTGATAACAATGGCTGGTGCAATATCGGTTGTACGCGAACCAATAAAGTTTTCAAGCACACTTCTCATGGTTTGGATTACTTCATCTAAGGTAAATAAAACATTTACTCTTTCATAAACCCAGCCAGCAGGGTCATTTACTCTTGAGCGTGTAGACAAATCTGGAGAGACTAACTGGACACCAAAGCCAGAGTTAAACTTAAATGTTAACAGTCCTGCCTCAATTGCCTCAGAAAGTTTGCCTTGGTCTTCTGGATCAAAGTCTTTAATTAAGGTGTCAGAATAAATACTTTGATTTCCAATATGTTTTATATCGCTAACATTGAATGATTTTCTTAACATTGAAGTTCCGAGAACAGCTTGGGCTCGTCCTGCACAGATACACGCACCTAGCATCCAGGGAAGGAACCAGTTGATATTTCCATCTGAACCTACTGCACGAGATAACTGGAAAGTCATTTGGCATCGTTCATACCCAGACTGTCCGGCTTTAAGTTTTGCATCAGAAAAACTGCCGTGGAAACTCTGCATTCCAAATCTTTCTCGTTTCACTAAAATGCCAGAAGCGGTCGAAGCATTGGCTTTAATCGCAGCATTTACAGCATCAATTGTATAAGCAGAGGACGGATCAGTTAAGGCATCATCAATATCATAGATAGCATCACGAGAAAATAATGAGTGAACATAAGCAACATTAATCTTTAAAGAAGCAGCAATTCCAGCAGAGATTGCAGAGTTGGTTGTGCTGCCAATCGTTGCTCCCGAAAGGTACCCAACAGAGGCTTCCACATCAGGAAGACCACATTTAAGCAGTATAGAACCAGCAGCGAAAGCCAGAATTCCATTAGCATTATCTAAGAAATGTTGTGTCCAGTTAGCGTAGTCTTTCTTAATTCGTCCATTATAAGCTGAGATAGCAGTGTTGGATAGGATATTAACATTCGTAACCATATCCAGGACAGAACTTAAATAGCCATTGTACTTAATGTCAGATACTCGACCGGTAAATCCAGAAAGAGTGTTTATATATTCAACAAGTTCTTTAAGAGTTCTATATTTGGCAGTCACAATTGTAATCGGTGATAATGACCCACCAGTGAAGGTGATTGTCATTTTGCGACGATAATCAATGCTGAGAGTTGCCGCAGTTACAGAAGCATTATAATAGGAAATTTCAATAACCGAATTTCCACCGATAGGAGTGTTTGGCCAGACTGAATTGTCTTTGGACCTGCTGGCATCAATATAGACTTCATTCTCAGCAGACGAAACAATTCTAAATGCCGCTATTCCATTGGTCAGGAAAGCAGATTGATATTTGACAGGTTGAACTCCAGCTATTGCCACAGAAGCTACTGCCGCAATGGAAGATCCACCTACTGGAATTAATTCAAGGGTTGTATAACTTACTGAATTGACTAGATAGAACCCGACGTTTTCATGAGATGCGCCACAAACTGGAGTGCTGTCGTCAATGTAAATCGTGTCGCCTACAGAGGGTAAAGATGACCATGTTGTGCCGTCGAGAGTAATAGTAAGCTTACCAGACGCAACAGACGCTGCAATATTGCCCACAAGAAGGCCATTCGAACTGATTAAATTACTCCATGCAGAATATTCTATGAAAGCTGAAGAGAAAGCATTTGAGCCTGTACTGTCAGAAAGCTCGAGAGTAGCTCCACTTCCTGCTGTCGTCGTTTCCGTCACTGTTATAGTCACCGGAGCAAATATTAAAAACTCTGCTGTGGCATATGCGGATTGATCAGCTGAGACAAGTCCTGTCACTGAAGCTGATTCTGGTGCAAGATAATCAGTATCCACCCCAGACCCATTCCATGACCATATTTTGCGAGCAACAACCGAAGTGGTACTCACCGACTCAATAAGGAAGACACCACCGTTTCCAAGCCCAGCACCGATTAACCCAGACGCTTGCGGAACCACTAACGTGTCCCCTGAAACAACTGTGCCTAACGAAAAGTTTGTGCCTGTAAAAGTCAAAGTCATTAATGATCCAGAACCGGTAATAGCCGCATTGACTCCAGTACCTGTCACAACCGTTCGAAGCGTTCCTCCCGCTACCGTTCCATGAGCCCCAATAGCTGTAGACATCGCAGACACAACAGCTGGTGCCATCGATGCTGCGGAAAGAGATGAGGTCATTAACGGCTTGCCAGACACATTGATTTTAATCGTCCTGGTATTCGCTGCGGACGGAATATATGCGGCTGTGACTGTCGGTTTCACTTCGGCTTGCGCTGTCCTGATCTGAGAACGAATCAGATTTCCATCCTCATTCCACGCCGCAGATACTATACTTCCAAAATTTGAAGGCGAACTTATTACTTTTTCCGCTCTGGTTGTGTCGTTGGTCTTGTATACATAAAGACGATTTAATGAACCACCAAAAACAACACTCGGCTGCGCACTGAAATATTGACGCGCTGCATCGACAATCGTTCCGGATTTATAATATGAAAGAACACTATTATAATCAGTGAAGTAGTTAAGCTGTAAATCTAAATAACTAGACGGAACTCCTGAATCAGCCTCTCCAATTATTAACACATTTCTTCCTGCCGCAACTGGAGCGGGTAAACTTGGCTGGACCAAAAGGTAACTGTAAACTTGTGGAATTACCGCACGAGCGCCATTTATACTAAATGCTAATGTCATTTTCTATTTCTCCCTGTAAAGATTGCTTTGCTCAAATGAATAAAATTTCTTTCTATTCAATTGTATCTTGCATATTCTTAGAGAGGCGTTAATAGAGACAAAATGAGATAATGGTGAGGTTAAATTTTGATAACCAATTCCTCGGATAAATGCATGTGTGATTTTCGAACAATTTTTTCAACAATGTAGTTTTTAAACTTTGTAGTTTCATCAACTACAAAAAGATACATTTCAGCTTTAAACTTTTTTAAACACATTTCTATATAATAATCTGCATCAAAACAATTCTGCCCTGTAAACCAAATTTCTTTGTTTCCATAAGGAGGGCATGTTAATAAAACCCCATATTCATTATTGTCAATTACTTCTTCGATAGGCTCGACAGCTAAATTAGCCTGTAATGATAAAAACCGCAAAATATCTTTAGATTCTTTAATAACAGTTCCATTGATATCATATCCTGTATATTTTTTATCGAGTGATAGAGAACCTAACATACGGCCAGAGAATCCCGAAAATGGATCAACCACAGTTTTCGCTTTTTCTGCATATTTTTCTAATAACTCTCTCGCTAATGATGGCTGAAAAACCGTTACTCTTGGAGCTATTTTATTTCTTTCGAACCCTCTTGCGATTTGTTGACTTGATAGATTTGATCTATATATAAAACGATTCTGTATACATCTCATCAACAGAACTACATCATTCCATGCCATAAAAGGAGACACTTTACCTTTAATATTACAATGATAAATACTTTGGTGAAAAGAAGTAATTATTGAATTTGCTGGCATTCTTTTTTCATGATAAATATCCTGCCTCTTTAAATTATTCCAATCTGTTAATAACCTTCTCTCTGTATATTCTGGATAAGGAAAATCACTCAAAACACATTCAGCAAAAATTGAATCGATCCAATCATAATAGTGCAAACCTAAAGCTTCTATAATTTCAGGAATAGCCTGTTTTGCATTTAAACCGTCAATTACCAAAAGCTTGACTCCTTCCGGTGCTTGATAGAATCTTATTTCGTCGTTTGCTTGCTTGTTGTTATTATAAAAAGGATCTGATTTTAAACAATGAGCAAATTCTCCGTCAGTTTCTATTATTAATACAGGGTTTTCTTCTTCAAATATCACGAAATCCCATATTTTACCATTCATGTCGTATTGATACTTATAATTGAATCCCCTATTAGATAACATCTCATTAATTATTTTTTCTGGCTTAGTCATCCCTTTACCTGAAAATACTTTTTCTCTCGTAATTGGATTAAATAAAGGATTTGCATATCCAGTTTTCTCTAATAATCCCTTAACTACTTTTTTGTGATGTACTTGTCTTTGTTCTTTGCTTTGGTGCGACCAATATTCTTTTATTGATCTTATTTGTTTTAATATTTTTTGTGGATTTCTATTATTTTCAGTAGTAGTTTTTATCATTTCTTCCTTATTGCTTTCCCACCTTTTTTTCATTCTTTCTCTGGCTAAATTTGCATCTATTTTTCTTCCATATATAACACTTCTTTCCTCTGAAGTAAGAGTTTGAAAATATGCAAGCAATGATTTTGACTGTTTTGATCTATCTACTGATAAAGAAGCTTGTTTCATTTTTTTGGAAAACTCTTCTGTTTGCATTTTATTAAAATGACAATTACGACAACCACTCTCCCCTTTTAATGCAGTTGATAAAAACCTTTTTATAGACTTTTTGCTACTATTATTGCATTCTATACAATGCCCTATGATTTTATTTTCTTTAAAGTAATGTTCTGGTAAATCTATTTTCCAAAAAGGACTGACTATTCTTATAACGTCTTCTCTTTTGTATTTTTCCACATATTTCTTCGAGTTTTCTATAGCAGTTTGCTTCTTTTTCTCGGTTTGACATGCTTTCTTGACGTTTTCTCTCCATGATTCTGGCCTGTTTTTAATCTTTAATTGAAAACAATCATCGCATTGATAGGAATGGCCATATAATTTTAAACTTTTTAAAGCATCACCAATTTTTCTAAATCCTCTTTTCTTTTTGCAATAATGACAATAAAACTCTATCTTTTCTGCCGTTTTAATTTCTCTTGTTTTTGTGAATACAGCATTAATTTGTATCAGATATTTTTCTTGATATTCAACTGGCTTCATTTGAACTCCTACATTCAGCCTATTAATAACCCAAACGTTATTATTATACCTATTACGCAGGTGTCCTGTCAACAACATATCCTATACCAATATTTTTATCATAAAAAAAGAGCGTTAATGAAAACGCCCTTAGTGTGTATAATTACGATTTTGCTGTATTATATTACAGGCCCTCACGTTGCTGATATACGTTATCTATAATAGCAAAAGTTCTTGGTCTATCCACAACGCACCCATAGTAACTAGAGTAAACCCATTCCTTGGCTAACCCCCTCAAGCCGAGTTCCAGCTTGTTTAATAAATTTCCGATTACAGCCAGTTTAGCTCTATTCTTATCGCGAGGTAAAAACAGAACGTTATCCAGGCCAGGAATTAATTTATTTTTGTCGATAAACGTTGCGCTGGTTTGTCCAGGAGTAACATAAAGTTTACCGATGAACATAGTTTTAGTTACATCACCGGAAGCTTCTTTAGGGCTTCTGAAAAGTCTCAGCTCAGAAATCTTATTTCCTGCTGGCAAGGTGATAGCTAATGACACAGCTCGGTCTGCCGTCGCGATAGAAAATGGAGCGGCGATATAAAATGCAGGGGACATTCCGTACATATTTACAGCTTGGACAGAGTATGAATAGCTTTCACTTACTGCAAAACCGCTGCCAGTAATGGTGCTAGTTGAAGCTGCCAGTCCGGTGGGGATTTCAGGTTGGAAACCTACACTTCCGTATACAGGTTCTGGACGGAATCGAGTATATTTGAAAACTGTTGGAATCATATCGAGTGATCCGCCAACGGTCATAATAGGCAGACTGGTCTGTTCGGTATTATCAACTGACGCACCGCGAATATTATAAGCAGCGCCTAAGTCCCCACGTTCAAAGGGGAAAAAGGTCGAACGAAATTCGGCAAGCTGAGAAGTCGTGCAGTGTCCTTCTTTAATAGCTCCACGAGAATCGCGTACAGCAGTAACAACTCTGTCTAAAAATGCACGGTCAAGTACACCACCTAATTTGTTGAACAACACTGAACGGTTATTGCCATATCCCACGAAATCGCCAGGAATACCACGAGCAGAACTATCGCCTTCACGAATGTTTGCCGTGATACCACGAATTTCACGGATATTTGCGTTTGGATTTGAAGCAATAGTCGCATCAATATTACCATTGCTATCAATATATCCATCACCGCCTACATAGAGCGATCTTTCCATTGCTTCGGCCATACTGATTGCAGCATTGACGTCGTTTTCTTTTTCCAGATCAAGGGTATAGCCACCAACATCATTCACCAATTGAGCAAGTTGTGTAATACTCTTGCGTATTCCGTATACTTTTAAAATCTCAGCGACTTTGATGTACTGTGAAGTATCTTCTTGAGGAAGAAATGCTTCAAAGCCAGCAAGGTCAATTCCAGAACGTACCTGTGTTTTAACAGTGTACATATATACGGTCTGTGTGGACTTTATAGTAGGAATATCCTTACTAATTAAAAAGTCCTTATCTTCCATTGTGATAGAACGTAACACAGGGTCAAGCTGGTCTACAGCGAGTGCAGACACGCCGGTTCTGCCAGCATTACTTAAACCTTGGTAGCCAGCAGCGAAGGATTTCGCCATATATTCTAATTTCTGCCCTACCTGTTTTGCGAGGTCGGGAGACAAAATTTCAAAACCACTCATCTATTCTTTCTCCTTTTGAAAGATTTTGTTGATTGAATTCTTAACACTAAATATAGTTTAACAGACGATCTTCTTTTTTCTTTTATTTGCTTTTATTTGTACTATACTTGAATAAACAGAGTATCGGCGTTAACCAGTCCCAGACTGAAAAACTTCACTACAAAAAGTTATTCAACAGCCACATAAATAAAAAACAGTACTTACTTGCGTTATTTTCTCAAAACGGTTACAGTCGATTGGCCTTATTGTGCCTGCCATTAACTACCATATAAGGAGTTTTTATGAAAAATGTTGTAATCCTCAAAGCAATAATCTATAGATCCGCGCTCGAATATCTCTGGGATCAGGGTTTCATTGGAGTCCCTTATCCAGGGATAACAAACGCTACTGGCTCATGCGAAGCCGTCAGTAATGTGTTCAAATTAGATGAACAAAGATTTCAAACTCTCAGTCAAACAGTACAGCTCCATTTAGAGCAAGATATTATTAAGCATGGTTTGCCTAGAATGTTCAGCACAAATCATAGTTTTAGAAAAGATAATAAGAACTGGATATCGGATGGTAGACACTTAAATCAGTTCCAACTGCTGGAATCGGAGGCCCTTGATACAGATTTAGTATGGCTTTTATCGCACTGTAAAGGACTACTAAACCACATTTTCAAAAAAGTCATGTCAGTCAGTTCGCTTTACGGACTTCTTACACCGGAACAACACCACAATCTTTACTACTACTATGAAAAAGGATTTAGGATTATCAGGTATGAAGATGCTATTGGTATTTTAGGACTGGAATTTGGAACTGATTTGAGCAGTAAAGATGAGCAAGAGTTGGTCAATAAGTTTGATAGCAATCTTATGATCACCCATTATCCTGAGAAAATTAAATTCTTCAACATGCTATTAACAAGAAGGCCCGGATATAATTATGAAGTTTGGAAAGAAGGCTGGCTAACCAAAAATGCTGATAAATGGTATAACGAAAAGCAGACTGTAGATTGTGTTGACGTTATTTTAAAGCATAGTGGCGAGTCCATAGGTGGGTCTGTAAGGGAATATGATTATGACTTTATCAAAGACAGACTGGACAATGGAATAATGCTGACCCAATTGAAAGAAATGAAGGCAAAACATGATGGCAAGCCAGAAGAGGTTGAAGATATGTTTGCAGAATATTTAGCCCTATTTAAAGACAATCCTATACAGAGATCAGGTATGGGAATGGGCTTTGGCAGGGTGGCGCAATTCATTCTAGGCACAAACGATATTATTCCGTTTTGAGGAAAGTTATGGATAAAGAGCGCTATCAGTATTTATGGGACAATCATGACGCAGAATTAACGGACGAAGAAATCAAAGAAGGTTGGCATTTTTGTTATTCAGAATGGGATGGTTTGTTAATTGGTCCTGACACTCCTGAGTATGAATGTTGTACATGTAGCTTTAAAAAGACTGATGGAACGTAAGTGAATACCATTTTTTGAAAATTATTAGATCAAAGCAATGCCAGCCTGCTTCGTTATCATAGTTAATTGCGAACCATTTTTTAAATTTTCGTTTCGTATTAGCTTTTTCAAATCCAATGTACCATCCTAATATTTGGATTTTCATTCTAAGCACCAATAAAGGCCATCTTAATAGTTCGGCCAAAATACTTAGTAAACGCTTGAGTTAAATCTGCACGCTTTTGTATCAGCCCTTGTAGTAATTGAAGCAGATATGAAGCTCCAGGTAAGGTTGCAGACTGAGAAATTCCATCAATACTGACCATTGCCTGTTGGTAAGGGAACAGTTTTGGACCTAAATCATTAAGCATACGAATAGTCGCAACAGTTAATATTAAGTCTTTTAAAATTGCTGGAAATCTGTCACTGCTGAAGCCAGAAACGTATTGGACTTCAATCATACAAGGCTGGTATGCACCTCTGGCAAATCCAGTTATATACTGAAAAACTCCGGCTGCATTAGCATCACCAGCACTGACCTGACCAATCATTCCACCATACGAAGGTGCGATGTTTATTCGGTTTCTTCTCAACATTACCCACGCTGCTGGAATAATATAAGCCTGTAATGGATTGTTTGTTTGTGTATGTGCGAATTTAAACTTCACATTTAATACCTGAGTTGCTGGCCACCTGCTTAGGATAAGTCCCGTGAAATTTCCAGTAAATATTCCGTCAATGTAATCTGCGCTGTAAAAATGTTCGGTTGGCGAAATATCAACACCTAAATCCATAGTTATTTCGCTAATGGCACTGGTGAGATAGTATGCAACGTCATTTTCAGTAATAGGCTCACCCGTTAATGGATATCTTTTGGGGAGTCCTTTAAGGCCATAGTTTATTAAATCCTTTGGAGTAGGAAAAGAATCGTATATTTTAATGGCACCTTCATAACCATCTTCCGTAGAAAAAATAGGATAGGTATTGTATGGTTCCAAATAATTTTGACTTGGATCTAAACCAATAGTCATGCGGCCTCCTTATATTTATTGCGATTTCTGTTTCTTTCTGCTAGATCAGGTCGCTTAATTGGAGTCCTGTTTTTAGCATTTTCTTTTCTTGATTTTAATATCTTTTCTCTTAACTCTGGTGTCCATTTTTTTCCTTTATTAAGTTTTGATATTTTTCCCCTCATTTCATCAGTCCATTCCCGTGTTTTATTGTATTCAATTAAATCAGGACGAGGATTCGTATTGCCTTTTTTCCCTTTATTTCCTTCGCTTATCTTTCGTTTTGTTTCTTCTGAAAAAGGTTTTCTCGGCTGTCTTAATGTTTTCTTGACCCCTAACATAGACAGTCTATGTTTTTCTCTGTAAACAGGATCATTATATTTTTCCTTGATGCTTTTAGCTCTTTTCTTAATAGTTTCTTCTGTAACAAAAGAGGGCTGCCCACATTCTTGCAAATTATAACCTTCAGGAAAATAAACATTAAATGTCAGGCCATATATCTTTTCTAATTCCAATAACTCCGCATCGGTAGCTATATTATCTATTAAAACCATCACCTCAAAATTTTCATAACCATGCTTTTCAATCGACTTTAGGAGAATAGGGTTATGATGTCTTTTCCACCATTTTCTTCCATATCTCTCATAAAAACTTGATTTAATCGTTTTCCCAACATAGCATTTACCATTAATTTTATTTTTAATCAGATACACTAAACCCATACCTTTAATTCCCTGCTATGGTAGGTTTTCTTGTAATAAAATAATTCTGCAAAAATATGTTCTGCTGGCCGGATTCGGTGAAAGTCACTTTTACTGTGCCGGATATAATTCCTTGAGTGTCAGTAGTCGTAAGGTTTAAATAGAATAAACTCTTATCGTCCGGTAATTGAATGGCACTTTTGGAAATGGTCTGTTGTACTGGATTGCTTGCCGTAAGGCTTCTGGCCCTTGGAAACTCAACCATTACTGTACTGCCAGGTGCTGGAATATACCGACGTGCGCCAAGACTATCTTCAACCTGAAGTTGAAAATAAAGTTTTGTGCCTACGCTGGGAGTGACTGACCAACTACCCTCTTTAAAGTCATTCGGAATATCAATCATGTCTATTGCGACGATTTTAAACATTATGCTCTTCCTTGCAGTTTGCTTTTATAAGATTCAAAATTATCCGCTATGTCCACTACTTGTTGTGAGGTTAATGGTATTCCATTTTTTCTTGCGAACATGCCAACGTAATTTGGAGTGATTTTATCGGGATGGACATCGGATAATATATCGACCATTTTTCTCGCATGTTCTGGAATGCCAGCAGCGCCTTGAACCAAACTTAACTTACCAGCAGCGGCCTTTGATTGTGCCAAAGTCGGATGCACTCCGCCTTCTATTTGTCTTTGTTGTTGCATTGCTCGTCCTGGTCCAATTTGATCAGGAACTGCGTGCATACCAATATTTTCTCTCTTTTGTTGACTTGCCTGTCTCGCTAAATTAACAGAACTTTCTTTTCGGTATTGGTCAGGATTCACTCTTTCATTATTTGCTCTAACAACATCTTGCTGGCTAAGTCCTGGTTTGGCAATTTCATTGAACGGTTTGGGTTTGCCTGCGTCTCCTTGAATCACACCGAGTTTTCCCTTCATTTTGGAACGAAGGCGCTGGGTGACTCCAAGCATTTTATTCTTATCTGTTTGTCTTCCTACTTCGCCAGGATTAGGACCGCGAGGTTCTGGATTGTATCCTCCAGAGGCTTTCATCTGGATAATATTCTTCACTGGTGGCTCTTCTTTAGCTTTTTGTAAAGTTGAAGCTCCACCGCTTGGCAATACTGGCGCTGACTTTTTCA